TTCAAGCATCTTTGCTTGTCCTGCGTGTGCCTTGGATGCACCGCGTAACTTCTTGGCAACCTTCTTGACCTTTGCCTTTGCAGTTTTCTTCATCATTTCTTTTTCGCCTTTTTCTTACGCAGTAAATCTGCATCTGCCTTGCGTGCGCCACCCTTGCCCGTGGCAAACGAACGAACGCGCCCAGCCGCCCACTGATGCGCAGAAACACGCGGTCTACTGCCCTGAGAATAGTAAGCTCCTAATCCTCTGGAATACACTTTACTGAGCGTTGACTTTGATATGCCTGATGACTTGGAGTATTTGGCTATGACTGCTGCTTTACTCATCCGCGACTCCTCTGCCTGCTAATCCTGTCCATCATAGCTTTGGTGAGCTTGCCCTGTTTGTAAAGTTTTTTTGTGCGTTTGATCTCTGCTTCTCTTGCCGATGGATTCTTGGCACCGCGTACATACTTTCGTGGCACACCGCCCTTTGTCTTTGGCACCTTTGGAAACTTTCTAGCCATTACTTTTTGCCTCCAAAAAACTTTGTCGCTGCCCTCGTACCAAAGCTGGCACTTACAATTATGCCAAGAGTGTATCTGTAGTAGTCTGGCATAGCGTTCAAAGCAGTAAACCCCTCAGATACAATGTTGCGTCCCCACTCTCCACAAAAGGCTAACACAAGAGGCACAGAGAACAAAATCGTAAGCCACTCGTCTTTCCAGCTATGCTTGCTGCCCTCAGCCATAGTCAGATCCCAATCAATCTCACCCGTGGCCTTCTTTTCCATAATAGTCGCTTCAGCCTTTGCCTTTGCGACTTTCGATGCAGCTTCAGCTTTCTTTGTTTCAACCTTGCCTTCAAGCCAAGTACCTGCCAATGAAGATATTGGACCCAATAAAGCCTGTAACATTAGTGCCTCTCCGAGTTTAGCCAGACTGCTAGGCTGCCTGTCATTGCACCAGTCACGACACTTATAAGACTAGCTTGTTGTGTGGTAAGATCAGGCTGTGACAATGCCCATTCTATGCAGCGGATGTAAACACCTGTCATTACTAAGATACAAAAACGCGGCAGTATTTTAAGCTCAAGCATCTTTCTTGCAACATCTTCTACTGTCATTTCTGGCTCTCCCTAATCGCTTTCATGGTTTCACGCATTGATGGTGGGCGCGGCGCATCCCTCACAAAATCACACAAAAATTCACGCGGGAACCATTCATCTAGCCGAAAGTTAATGGTTTCTTGAATATTGTACGCACCACGGTACACACACCACCTCTGATCTTCAATCTTTTCACAACCTACCAAGCGACAAACAACATGCTCTGGCTCTGCCCTAGCGGTGTGCGCCTTCAGCAGCATCACAAACGTAACCAATACAGCGCAGCCAATCAGTCCCATTACAATCCAAGCAACAATTTCTACAAACTTACGTCTGCGTTGCCTTTGAATATACAAAGTTTCTTGCCGTTGTTTTCTGATCTTGCCCTCCATAGCAATAAGCTCATCCCATTTGGACTTGCCGTACATCATGCCTATGAAGTTTTTGAGGTCGGTTCGTTGCTGTTCTGCGTTTCGCTTGGCGGCGAACGTCTCCATAGCCTCTTGCTCAACCGATTTTCCAGCAAAGAGCTTTTTAAATATTGGGGGATTCTTGGCTTCTTTTTCCAACATGTCTAGGTCGCTGAGTGCGCCCATCCATCTGCCAAGATCAGATGCCATGCTTTCTATATCACGCCCTATCTGTATGCCTTTTTTAACGGCGTTGAAAGCGGCAGTGGCAGTAGCCATAACGGTAACTGGATCCATCAGTACACCTTTGTTTCTTCAGTTACCAAGACTGGCAAACAATAAGCTGTGATTGTGTTTCCTTGCTTGTGCAGTTGTTGTGCAAAGTACACGCAGTCATCGACAGAGCGAAAATACATATCATTACTTTTAAGGCGTTTGTCCTCACCAATGCCCACAAAAACAAACAATAAAAACGCATGTGTCATCCATTTTAAAGATCTTCAGGCCAATCAGCTATAGGTGCATTGCCCGTTGGCTTGCCATCTTTTACTGGCACATCGTACAAAGCAATGAAGGCTGCTAAATCAGCGACGTTGGTGATCTTTGTTTCTATTGCCGCACACGCAGTGCGAACAGCGGCTCTGTATGTTGTTATTGTAGAGGGTATTGCTACATCCGTTTCTGCCTTACGCACCACGTACCAATCGTATGGCTGAAGGCGTCCTGCCGCCTGTTGCTTGGCTAGTGCTATAGCTTCTGTCTTGAGGCCGGGAGTTACAATCTGTTTGCCATCCAAATCTAGTTTTGCCGCACCCGCAGATGTACCACCTGGCGCAACACCCGCATCAATCTCTTTTTGTGTCCAGGTGTGATTGATGTCAGTTAAAGATTTTGGAATAAGGCTACCATCCACATTACGGCCCCAATAAAATCTGCTGTCATGCGGAGCAACAACATCATCAACCCAAGTTAGACCCGCTGCTTTTTTATCATCGTCTGACCAGATCATCCAGTTCGAGGGATGCGTGATCCCATCGCTGGTCTGCCAACTTTTCCCAGCATTGATTGTTTTGTTGTTGTATTTCCATGCCATCATTCACTCCTATCGTGCGTTGGCAAATTTAAACGGTTGTTCTGCAAAAGCTAAATAGACGTAAGTGCCGCCATCAGCATTAAATCCAGCACTGGCATCTCGTGGTTTGAAGGCAGTGCTATTAAATTCAAATTTTACATTACTTGCTTCTGCATTTGATAGGTTTGCTCTGAGAAAAGCAAATGCAGCGTCATTTCGGTTAGACGGTGCTCTAACACTATCAAAAATAAACCAGTTATTTGTGCTGTCAGTGCGCTTCACCATAACCCAAGCAGGTCTAAACCCTACATTTATAAGAGGCCCATCATCATTACCGTTGCCTTTAAAACTACCTATCTTTTGATAGCCATCTACATTTGCAAAACAATACGCAATGTAGGTGTCACTAGCACTTTGATTAACACGATTATCTGTTGAAATGCTAAACACAGTAGATGTTGGAGAAGTATTATTAAAAAATCCAGAACCAGAAGTACCAGTTCCATTACTGTTAAGATGCAATGCTTTAGCATTTCCTATGTCTTCATGGTAAACCACCCAATCAGTGCTGTCTAAAGTACGACATTTAATTATAATTAATTGTGGTACAACACCAAGCCCATGACCGACAGTTCCATTCGAGCCAGTGCCAGTATATCCTACAACACTAAACCCAGATTCCTGACTTACAGACACAGATGATGTAATACTTCCATTTGAATTACTTGATGCAGAGCCTCCAGCTTTCCAGTTCCAAGCAACAAATGTTTGACTGTTTTCGTTTATCTGCCCAGCATTACCGATGGTAAATCCATCATTATCGAAACTTAGTAGGGTGTTGCTCTCTGTACCTTCTGCATAGCCCTCGTCTGAACTTAAATGCTTTGTGTTTCCTCTAACAACATCATGCAGACGATGATTGTCAGCACTACCACTCCTCTGCTTGAACCATATCCAATCAGGTTGAAATGATAATCCGTCTATTTCTCGTGAGGACGAACCATCGCCTGTATACAAAATAGTATCGAAGTAGTCCGTTGGAGACTCTCCTCCTGCGGGGTCAATTCCGGGGTCTGGCAAATTAGCTGTACAAAGTGCGAGGGCATCTGACGGTACAGCGTACTTGAAGTCACCCCGTGAGTTCGCATCCGTGTTATTACCCGCACTTATTGAACCAGCAAATGTGCTGTCTTGCCCAAAATTAAGTATTGATGAGGTTGCTTGTCCGCCAGCAATAGAACCTACCCAAACAACAAGATCACCGGGATGGTCTGTGTCAGTGCTAGTAAAATCAGATGATAAAGTTATAAAACTTGTAGGATTTGACTGATTAGCTGCACTGCCATTGCCCCACTGACCATTCAAACTCCAAGTTACTTTTGGTGGGGTAACTGTCATATCAACAAGCATCCCAACTACATCACCTGTGGACACAACAACTGAATTATCATCGTTTCCAAATACGCCAGTAAAACTTTGAAAATTCATAACAGCCCCACCAGTGTTGTAAACCACACAATACCTGCTGTTGTTGCTGTCGTGTTGAATTTTCCCAGATTGTTCTGGACTAAGACCAAAGGTAAAATCAGTGTCTGTTACATAGTGTTCTACATACCACTTAAAACCTGCCTTCAGTAAAAGCGTAGAAGTAAATGACCTTTCCATATTTCGGGCAGAAGTTCCTGCTGTTGATTCGCATTTTAAATTTCCTTGCGATAAAACTGCACCTGATTCAGCGGGTGTGCCAGCAATCTTCAAAACAGAAAAATTGTTGGTCGGTGAGTCTATGACTTGATCATCCGCACCTAAGCCACTGGCGGTAAAGTCATTCCCGTTACCACTGGTATCGTCACCAAGTGCGCTGCTGTCTTGAAACTGAAGCCGCACACCACCAGAGCCATATGTTAATCCGCTAGTGTCAGCGGGTGTCCAAATTCCAGATTTAAATTGACCAAAAGAGCTAGGAGTTAGTTGCAAACCATCAATCAAGTGAAATTCAGCTAAATAACCATCGAAATGTTCTCTGTTGTTTGTCCCCTCGGTGCCAATCCGGGTTGTGTTTCCTGCCCCAAACAACAAGTCAAGGCTTTGACTGGGATAGGTACTGTGCAAGAAACTTGTTACTTGAGAGCCATTGATATAAATTTTTACTCGATCTGACGCAGTGGATTGAGTTGTGTCTACAGCAAAAACGGTATGATACCATGCCGTTGTATCTCGCAAAACAGCGTTTGTTGTAAGTCTCATTCTATAACCACTTGAATAGTCATAGAAAGATAAATTGTGATTTGAATCATCAAATTCTATAACGGCAACTTCATTCCCGCTGATATAAACGCCATAAGCAAAAACTCTTTTTATATTTCCCCGTTTAGCCCAAAAAGAGATTGTAAAAGTTTTTCTGTTGTGAGTGACTGATTTAGTTAAGTATGGGCTGTCACCATCCTCAAATCTACAGCTTTGACTTATCTCGTGCGGATAGAATGACGTTGATGGATTATACATCCATTGTGGTGAGCCGACGATACTCATTAGCTAAACGCCAACTGTGGTGCACCTAACAAGATGCGATTAGATGCGACAACGATATATGGTATAATGTCAGTTGAACTGGCTGCTGTTGATAGCGTTATACCAGACCCACCAGCAGTTTCGTAGTCAGTACCAAGCGACAAAGTGCGTGAGCCTGTACCGTCCTGAATACAAACGATGAAGCCTGATTGACCCACTGCCTCAGTCGAGGGGTTAGCCAGCGTGACGTTGCCAGTAAACGTCAATACGAAGTTTTGATTTGTGTTAAAATCTAAAGTTACAGACCCAGTGTTGCTCGTGTCAGTATCAGTGCTGCCACGCTGCGCTGCTGTAAAAGTGTTGTTGGTGTCCTTGGCAACAATGTCAGCATCAAAGGCTTGTACATCAGATCCTATAGCCAGCCCTAAAGATGTCCTGGCAGTAGCACCAGATTCCAAAACAAAATTAGAACCGTTGCCCACGATAAAACCACTGTCAGTTACCGCAAGCCCCGCCACATCTTGCAGTTGTGCATCAAGGCGTGCATTAGCAACTGTGCCAGAAAGCTGACTAGCATCAATAGTTTTGTTTGTGAGTGTTTGGGTAGCACTTGCACCTACAATCTCTTGGTCTCCGCCTGGTGGCAGTGTAAGGACGTTGGTTACTGACGCACTGTGTGGTTGAGATTTTACAGTTTGACCGTGACTGTTGCTTTCACAGTTGAATACGATTGTGCCAGGATTATCGTTGCCTTTGACAACTACCTTGCCAGTGCCGTTTGGGGCTAGATCAATATCTCTATTGCTGGTGCTAATTATATCATGCGTTACTACATCAAGGTCGCCACCTAACTGGGGAGTGGTATCTGCAACAATACTGCCACCAGAAACAGCCGCAGCGGTTGCCGCAGAAGCCGCCGCAGCGGTAGCAGATGATGACGCATTTGAAGCCTGAGTGCTAGCTGTTGAGGCACTAGAACTTGCATTTGATGCCTGAGTTGTTGCAGTTGACGCGCTAGAGGCCGCTGATGTGGCTGACGCAGCCGCTGCTGTAGCTGAAGACGCCGCTGCTGACGCGCTTGTCGTAGCAGATGCAGCATCTACAATCAAATCATACTTAGCACTATTGGCATTGGTTGTTAGCGGCTCTGAGCCAGAGCTTGTGTGTGCCTCGTTGACGATGAAGATATTGTTTGTGCTAGTATCCTTAATTAGATCACGCACGTTGTATGCTGTGCTTGCAGCAAAATTACCCGTGAATGTGCCAATCTCTTGCGTTACAGCCAACTCTCCGCTGCTGTCAAAAGCAAATATCTTGTTGGCGCGGTTTGTTGCCGTGACTGTAAACTCAGTCGATGTCATGGTGTTTGTGCGAGATAGTTTGATTGAGCGATCAAGCTCGTCCTGCTGATCTTGTGTCATAAGCGTTAGCTTATCAAGCGCGTCCTCATGTGAAGCGGCAGGGAACGGATCATTTGGAGTATAATCTGTGGCCTGTGTCTGCGCAGTCTGGCGTAGCAGCACCACTGTTTGCGCTGATGATGGCGCACTGCCAAACACCACATTACCACCACTTGCACTGCCAACACCCGTTACGCTGTAGTGCGTTGTTTTGCTTTGCACAGACTCTGTGCCAGTCGCTGTGGTGCGCAGGATGACAGTGATATCGTCGTCATCAAATATCTTAAAGGAGTAAGCAAAGGTGGTAGTAGAGCCATCCCCTGTATAGCTATTCCTTTTGGTTGTGCTGCTAACTGTCATTTTTTACTCCTTGCACCGCATCATATCACTGTATAACCAAATATCCTAGTTAGGACGACTTTTCTCTGGCAAATCTTCTGTTGCTATCTTGATTGCGTTTTGTATGCCAATGGCATTTGAGTATGGCAATATGGTCGCCAAAGACCTAGCACGCCCTTTTGTCATTTGAATATCAGGGTTGAGTCCAGCCCTTGTTATGGCTGGGATTGCGTTTTGTAAACCAGCAGCCCCAAATAAGGCTTGATAGGTTGGGTTTCCAGTAATTAAATTGCTGTCTAAACCACTGCTCCTATAAGAAAATACAGGGTCTGGAGAGTAAAATCCGTAAACCGTGTCTACAGCACCAGGAACAAAAGCCGCATAGCTTGATCTTGCAAACATAGCCTTTGCTATTTCTACAGGCGCAAGCCTCTCTTCTATACGTTTTCTTTTTTCTTTTTCACTAAGGCCAATCATTTGTATCTGTTGCTGTGCAGTATATGCTAAACCAGCGGTCAATGACGAATACATCATTGCCTGATACCCTCTAATATCATTCATTTTTAGATTATGAAGAAGCTGTTTGGCGTGAGACACAACCATAAATGTCCTAAACTGCACAAGCAACTTTCCATACTCTTTAGTCATAAACAGGCTTAAATTACCAACATCATTTTGTTGCACTGCTCTTCTTGTCCACCTTGCAACTGCTATCCCCAATATGTCTCTGGCTTGTGCGCCCTCTGCTGTTTTGCCCCATTCTTCTAAATTTATTTCTCTAAGTTTTTTTGTTTTGAACAGATATGAATCTTCTAGTTTTGCGTGTTTTTTAAAATATTTAAAAACTAACTTTGCTTCATCATCGCCCAAACCAAGGCTTCTCATCCTTTTAAGACTTAGGCTTTTGTTAGAAAACACCATGTCTGCCAGAGTTTGCATGACAATACGAGATGTGCCTCGTTCTAAACCAAGCGTAATTGGAGCCATACCTGATATGTCAGCAGTAATTCTCTTTGCCCTATCCACGCCTCGTTGCGCACCGTCTAATATTCCTCTGCCATAAGGAGAATTTGTCTCAAGCTGGTCTATTCTATGGATCATTTGATTGGTCATTCGTTCTGCGCCAGTGCCATAAAACGCTTCAATATCGCGCAACACAGGGTCTGTAAGCTCTCCGTTCTTGGCGCGTTTAATCATAGCTCCAAATTCTGGGACCACTCTTATCAAACCTCGTACGCCACCAACTTGCACTGCGTTTCCAAGCTCCGCAAATTGCGCAAAGCCGACTTGGTTCATCAACCTTATAAAATTAAAATCCTGCACAAGCCTTGATATTTTCATATAAGCAGCATTTGGATCACCAGAATTAGGGGGACGCCTTCCTAAAATCATGTTGTAGATTGTTCTTGCAACTTCCTCCTCTTTTTGAATGCGCTTTCTGTTTTTCTGCCTAACCTTTCCTACCCCTTCATTTACAGCATAATCTTTTGCTTGATTTATCAAAGACTCAAAATCGCTCTCTGACTTGATGCCTTTTTTAGCGAGGGCAATGCGCCCAGACATTTCATTTGCATACAAGGTAAATACTTGCTCTGCATCACGCTCTTGTAAGTCTTTAATAGAAAACTCTTCAAGTACGCCAGTTTCCCTATTGACGGCCTGATACCTTGTTTCCATGTCAAATTTTAATCTATATTTTGCCCTTGACGGTACACCAGTTTGTTTTTGCTCAAACAGACCAAGCAAGCTATCCAACTCTTCATCCGTGAATGCGCGAAACTCTCCACCCTCTTCCTTGCCAAATCTTTCCTCTTTCATAATTTGCTTCAAAGTATCTCTGCTATCAGCGGTAAACAAGCGAGAGAAACCAGAGTCTATGCCAGCTAGATCACTCTTAATTTTTATGTTCATAGACTTGGCAATTTGCGCGGCAGCTTCTTCTGTTAAGTCTGTAGTGCCATTAAGCAAGCCCTGTCTGAGCAAAGACTCAATACCGTTATCTCCTATTTTTATACGCATATCATCAAACTTAAACTTGTTCCATCTATGCGTAAAATACGTTAAATTTTCTGGGATGTTTTCAAAGCCTGTTACGCCAGCCTCTTTGGCCTCTCGTAGAATATCGCGGTACAACTCTGCGTTTCTTTGTGCCATCCGCTTTACGGCTGGTGAATGTATGCCGTTTGGATTTTCAATCGCATCAGCTACCTGCTCTCCAAAGGATGTCCTTTGTTTAGACTGTGATCTACGAAAAAACCCTATATTGTTTTCTTTTGCCCACGCTTTGTATTCAACGCCGTAGGTTTGATAGAACCGTGCAAGTTTTCCCTTAAAAGCATTTGTCTTGAGCAGATCGGCGGTTGATTCAATAACATTATCACCGCGCACACCAACCGCATCTTCAGCCAGTCTTCTTCCCAAACCGTTTATTATGGGATTGTCCGACTGCATTAAAAAGTTACCCATGTCTATTCTAAGGTTTAGTCCAAACAAAGACTCAGATTTTTGCAACTCGCCAAACTCTTCAGCGGTTTCTGGTGTGTTCTTTCTAAGATTTCTTTCTAAGACTGGTGGAAAGTATGGGTTTTCTGCTGCACCAACGCTTTTATCATCTAACAAATCTCTTTTTGCGTTTGCCTGTATCTCTATCTTTTGTGCGTTCTCAGTCTCAGCAAGCAAGTTTTCCATTGCTTTTGTAAGCTCTTTCTCGTTGCCTACAGAACGCGATATAGCACCTACACCGCCACCTAACAACAAACCACCAACCCCAGCATACAAAACATCATACTCATCCCTAGTGACGCTCTCACTAGCTATGTAACCCTCTATAGCTGCGTTGGTTGTCGCGCCACCAACGGCACCGCGCACAATACGCCCAATCCTTGACATTTTGTTGCCCCATACCAAGGGCGCAGCCGCACCACCTAACGCGCTAATACCTATAGCTGCTGGATCAAGCATGTTGACACCCACCCTCAAAGCAACCCCAGACCACCCCCAAGATTGCATTTTCTTTTCATTCTCTACCGATTCCAAGACCCTTTCACGCATACTTCTTGCGTGTGTCTCGCTCACAGTTTCTTCTAAAAAGTCGTGGTAGTTTTCTGGGATGTCAGCTGTAAGCTCATTGTAAAGATCTTGGCTCAAGCCCTCTTCAAGATATTTCAGATCCACTTCAAACTCTGGCTTGTTGGCCATAATGTATGAGTGCATCCAATCCTCTTCTACACTCGACCCAATGAACTCACTGAAAGACGCTTGCGGCCTTTCTTCTTCAGCAACCTCTTTCGCTCTCTCAACAGCCGCTTCGCGCACTTGTCGCAACTCACGAGTGCCTATAGGTTCCGTTGCAAACGGTCTCAGTAAATCTTGTTCTTCAGCCATATAATAAAATTTTCCTATTTACATCGGCGCAATTGGTATAAACTTTGCCGCATCTTGCATTGCTTGTTGCATTTGTTCCGCATCATCAACTGGAATATTCCCTTTCAAAGCCTCATTCAGATCTTTTAGTGCCTGAGCTTTCTTTCTTTTAGTCGCAGCAACTTGTGCCTTTGCTAGCTCTGCGACTGTGTAAGAAACGTATTCTCCATTTTCATTTTGCAACAAAAAACCACCATCCCTGACTAAATAAAACTTATCTATGGTGTTTGATATTGGTCTAATCCCAATGTCCTCTGGGTCTAAATCGCTATCCTCCATCAAAGCAGGATTTAGCCTTACAAAATCATCAACAACTATGTCAGCTATTTCTGAAATGTTATCCATCACATTTTTGCGCAAACCTTTTGGAAAGTCTGCTTTAGGAATCATGATATTTCGCACCAACTGATGGCTTTCAAAGTAATCTGCGGCAGCTTGCTCCAGCGCGTCATCAGACGGAATGTTCATTCGTATATATTCTCGTGTTAGGTTTTTTATGCCTAGAAGCATGTCTCCAACATTTTGTGGGGGGTCTAGGTCAAATTTGTACCACGGCTCATCTGTAACCTTATCTATGCTAATATCAAGTTGATTTTCTATATCAGCCATTCTGATGTTTACATCTATCTCGTCACGCTGTGTTTTCATTTGCTGCAACGCGCCTTCAAACCCATAGATGTCGCTCAAAATACCAAAACTTTTCCAGCGTCTAAGGTCATCACCCTTAAGATGATTGTTTAACATCCCTGGCCTTACTTGCATGTTTTCAAACAAAGATATTGCTTGCCTGTCGTCATCGTCCAACTCTGTTTTATTTACATCTGAAAGACGACTAATCCCCCTTACAAGTATTTTACTAAACTGTTCTGAGGATACACCATTTTCTTGCAACAACTGAAGCTGCGCCTGTATGTCTGGCTGTCTTGCTAAAACATTCGTGATTGCTTGCTGCTTTTCTGTTTCGGAAAGATCTAATGCTTGAGACTCAAGATCAACAGTGCCTCTTACAAACGCTTGCTCTGCATTGATAATTTTGTTTTGTTTCTTTGCAGCGGTTGCCAAAGACTTTCTTGCGCTTGCTATGTTAGACATGACGTTTTGTGCATCATTTTTAAGGGCTACATTTTCAATAAATGGCTTGTTGCCACCAAACTCTGTAGACAAAAGTTTTTCCATAGCTTGTAGCCTAGAAGCCGCAACACCAGCATCAAAGTCTCCACTGGTAATGTTGTTTGATACATCATTTACAATCTGCTTTGCAGTCTCAACTCCAATCTCTGCTAGCTCTGTATCTGTCTTATTATGCAACGCCCTTGCTTCGTCAGAATAATAAATAGCAAACTCATCTATACCCTGCTCCTCAGAAACGTCAAAATTATCTAAGGCAGTGCTTACTAGGTCTTGTGATATGCTATCTTCTATGTCCCTGAAATACTTTGGTATTGTTGTAAACTCAGCATTCTGTCTTTGGCCTTCATCAAGGACGCTAAAATCAAGAACGACTTCAGAACCAGTGTCGTCCACACCAATGAAAACACCGCCGCTTCTTGCTGCGGCTTGTAACTTATCTTGATCCTCAAACGAAACATCTAATCTTTGTATGCCACCTAAAATCGACTCCTCTGCATCACCTCTTATCTCTGCCTTTCTTGTTTTGCTTAGGCTTGTCAAAGAATTCCTAGACTGATAACCAAGAGTTTTAGATTTGTTTATATCTTCAAGAATATTATCAACATCTTCAGATGTTTGCGATGCAATTATCCTTGTTTGATAATCCTTTAATTCAAACGCAGTTTTTACTGAGTTAACAGAAAATCTAATTTTTAAATTGTCTCTTTCTGCACGCAGTATGTCCTGCTCAATTTCCGCTGTAAGGCGTTTTCGTTCTGGGTGGTTTGGGCCATATTGAGTTGCATTTTCAATTTTGTTTTGTATGGACTGGTCCTTTGTTTGACCCCTGACGACACGGCCACGCCCATACGCTTCTTTTTCGCCCTTGCCCATTTCACTTATAAGGGTAGGCATCAATTTACTTTTAATTGTTCTTTTCTGACGTTCCGCTAAATCTGTTCGCGCATCAATGTCTTGCAGAAACCTCGTGTTAAATTCATCATGCACTGCGCGAAACCCGCCAGTTGTCGTGTCTAAATTATCGCGTCTAAGGTCAGAGCTTTTTTGGTTGTAATCCAACAATGTCTCATCAAAGACTTTTTCAGTCTCAGCGTCTTGTTCTGCCTTTTCAAACTCAAACTGTATCTTTGCTTTTTGAGATTCAAACTCATTCATTTGATCTGAGTATTGCGCACCAGCCCTGCCAATAGTTTGCCCGAGACGTGCCACTGCCTGACTTGGTGACGCAAAGGCATCTATTGATGCGCGTGGTCCTAGGTTCCCTGTCGCAAGCTCTTGAGTTGGCTGCCCTGTTCTATTGTAAAGCGGAATCTTTGGCATCACATCAGTCCAACCTTTGTTTGTAATAATCTTTTTGTAGGCCAAGCAAACTATCTTGCTGATACGCCCCAGACACACCAGAAGCTCCCTGCAAGAGACTTTGAAATGCCGCCGTGCGGAATGATGCTGCTCTTGCCCTGCCTGTGGCCCTGGACATTGCTGCTTCAGCCTCTTTGCTCATGGCTTCAATATCTCCAGCATATCGAATACGCATGGCGTCCTCTTCTGTGTTAAAATAGGTGTTTGCAAGAGCCAGCATGGGGCTACCACTGGCCTCAATTCCTGATTTAGCTATGGCAACTCTTTGTGTGCTAGCAAAATAATCTGACTGCCTACGCAATCCTGCCTCTTGCTGCACTTTTGACCTTCTCAGTAAAACCGCCTCATTTTCTGCAAGCTGCGCATTGTATTCAGCAGTTTGCCTCGCGGCTCTTGCAGACGCTTGGTTTCCCTTAAATCCAAGTACAGTGCTGGCGGTTGTGGCTACTGCGGCAACGGTTACTGGATCTACCATTAAATCACCCTTGCGTAACGGTAATAATCTGTGCCATCTGGCCCATACTTCTTCATTACACCCTCATTTTGAAAGCCAAGCCACTCAGCAAAACGCTTCGCAGTTTTATCAGTTACAGCAATACTTGCCTGTATTCTTTGGTAATCAAACTCTTCTTGCAAATAATCAAACATATACGCGGTATGCCTTGCTACAGATGTGGGTTTTGTTACAGCGTCTTTGCCCAACAGCAGCCATGCCTCACCCACATGATCCCATATATTGTGTATGCCACCTATACCTATTACTTCATCTTGATCGAATAGTGAATATCCGTTCATATCTTTGTGTTCTACCAATGCCTTCCTGCCAGCATCTGAAAACTCAAACATCAGCTTCAGATGATCTATATGCTCTCTTGAAAACTTGCACACTCTAAGCATCAAAAGTGTTTGACCTCCGCATGATTGCAAGGATTGTCATAGGTAATGGCTGGTTCTGGCGCACAACTACATGCGCATCATTGTCGTATCCAGAGGGAAAAGATATTTCTTTATCGCCAGTAAACATAGGCACAGCCTCGTCCATTGCCATACTGCTATCTCTAAATGGTATTCTATCTAGGCTGGTAAGACTTGGCCCAATCTCTGCGCCCACACTATTCAAAAAACGTGCTGTAACACCATGTATTCTTTTGATCTTGCCCTGTGATATGCCGTCCTCTGCGCCAGCTTCCATGCGCAAAGTCTCAACAAACGACTGATAACCATACCCAATCTGCGCCTTTGTTGTACTTACATCCAGGGTTATACTGCCGCCAGACACCTGCTTTACAGCGTGCGCTGCGCCGTCTGCGAGTATAGATACAACCTCTCCCTCCAAATGGTTTAGACCTGATATGGTTGTTGTAGCTGACCCGCTGTATGTGAGGCCATTGTCCACATAGAAGGCATCACTTACCGCCGTGCCAAAATCAACTGACTTGAGATATACAATGTGGCGCACAGTGCTGGTATTAATGATACGTTTTACAGACAGATATACCTGATCTTCTGCACCGCTTGGTATTGCAGTTATGCTCTCTACTATCGGTGCTGCCTCGTTAGTTGTTGCAAGGCGTGTAGTGTCAGAGCTTACACATGACAACAACCCGCCAGGCGTTGGGCTGCTTTCCTGCACAGTAACAACTGCTGCACTTGGATTTGCAACTACAAAATCATCATGCGCATTGATAGCGGTAAAGATATTGTCTGCTGTTACGTTATTTGATGTATTCGGGCGAAAACCTGTTGATGACGCTGGGTCTGAGCTACCAGCAGCCTCTGATGTAAATGTAACAGTCGTGCCATCACTCTTAGTAAATGTAAGTGTTGTGCCAATTGCTATGTTTGCATAATCGCTTACAGTTATTGTGCAGTTTGCACTTACACCGCCCAAGACATGCTGATGCCATCCCACCGCGCCGTTTGCCCTGTCGTATGTAAGGCCAACAAGCGTGCCATCAGTATGCACAAACCACAGGATAAGTTCTGGCTCTTGCTGCCAAACCATATCTGTAAGACCGCCACGCGCTACATGGTCTGCCAAAACGGTCAGATCAATTCCCAACAAACCGTCTGTATCAAGATCAAAGGTAATCTCTTTGACTTTCTCAGAACCCTTTTGCACAAGAATGGTGCTGTTTCCTGCACGCAATGGACGCACATTTGAGGTGCCAAAGGTTGTCTCTCTTAGCACGTTTACGTTGGTGGGCGTCACAGGCTCACTACCAGCACCACCAGACAAGGTAAACTCAGAGCTTGTAGTCAATATCTGCAAGAAACGCGCAGGTAACAAATGCTTGATGACATTCACCTGATCTGACGCAATCGTTACATTGATAGCTGCGTCATCTGTGGTGCCAGGAGTATGGTTCTCAAAATCTGCGCTTACAGAGCCAAAGATGGTCTGTGGCTGGGCTGTGGTACCTGCGTAGTACAAACGCTGCTCATAGAAGGCCACAGCGCGAGGAAAGCCGTTTCTAATGCTGAACGCGCCCCTTGACCATCTAGTCGTGCCATCTGTTGCGTTTTTAGGCAGCACAAGGTTGTCTATAACACTGTTTGTGCCGCTGTTCTGTACTACTGCCGTTGCTGTTGTTGCGTTAGTCACAGCGGTAATTTTCACAAAGCCAGTGCCATTGTGCTGAAACTGCCATGTGTGATTACCGTAAACCTCTGAACCAGACAGATGCACGGGGGCTTGTGCGCCAGTTGACTCGCTAGATCCTGCGTCTGTTTTCTTATAAACATTGCCGTTGTGATGCACGATGTCGTTTTGTGAGTATGTGTCACCAGTTGCCCACGCTGGGTGAGAAACCTCAATAACATCACGGAACCGGAATATAGAACCAACATCTTTTGATGCGTCAAATAAGTCGGCAGATGCAGTGAGCGTTACTGTGCCAGTGTTTGCATCTGATGTTATGGTTGTAGTCGTAGAGTTTTCATCCTCATAGGGGCCATCAATAAAATCAATGTCAGATAATGTAAAGCTGGTTGCAGTTGTTCTAGTTAGCTTTGCTGGCTCATGGTCCTTGTGCGCAAGAAACAAAACGTCAGCAGACTGCACATGATTCAACTCAAACACCTGCGCTTCTGTGTAAGTAGTTGTAACTTCTACTATTTTTCCAACTGTGCCAGCGGAACTGTAAGCTGTAAACGCACTGCTGTTGATTCCAGAAAGCTCAAAGGTATTTGTTGTTGCGCCAGCTACGGTAAACTCTGTGTTGTTGATCTCTGTCATCCCAACAACGCCAGTGATAAACACCTTGTCACCGTTGGAAAAACCGTGAGAGCTTGACGTTACGACTGCTGGGTTTGCCTGCGTAACAGCCGTGATGTTTTTGGCAGTTTCAGTAAGTATGCCCTCGTCTTTGAAAAAGCGTATGTAGTTTTCACCAAACTCCAGAACATATGCTTGCTCATCACTAAACTCAAAGTTTACAAGGCGCACTTTGCCGCCAGCCTTTGACGCGCCAGCAAAATAAGAACCAGGGCGGCGTGTAATGCCACCCTGTGGAAAACTTATCATGTTGGTAAGTTCTTTTGCCGCCTCGTTGTATTTTTGAAGATCAATACGGCCTTCAAGCCTTGGCGAAAACTCTCCAGCGCGAAAGTTTGTTATAATCGTTGATACACGCGCCATATTAGAACCTTATATTTATAAACTCATCTGCCCGTATTTGGTCTGGGAATCCTTCCATAGCATCCATGCTACGCGCTTCTTTGAGTCGTGCGTCATACAGCGCAACCATAGCTTGTGCCACGCTGTTGCTGCCTGTGATTGCATAGGCTGTCTCAGAGGCCAGACGATGCGCTATCGTAGATGAAAGCAGACTGTCAAACTGTTCTGGGTCAGTGACCCTAGATATATAGATAATCTTGCATGTGCTTTCGTTGCTTAGAACCCTGCGCCCCTCAATCTTGAACATGATGTTGCTATCATATGCGGATAGCTCATTGTCTACGTTTGTATTCCAAAACGACAACACGCGCAGACAAAACGGATCTGAAGGTAAGTTATATTGAAAGTTGAAGCCAAAAGCTGGCGCATCACTGTTTTGTGCAAGCGTTGCTCTTGTGATCGCGCAGTTCCAAGGATGCGCACGCAACACTGAGTCTCTTACAGTTTCAAACCTGCGATTGCACAATCTTGCTTCTTTAGAGTTTTCTGTGAGGGCAGTGATAGTGGCGGCACCCAACAAATCCATTGCCTCGTTACAAATATCCACAACCGATGGCATGTCACCCTCCAGAGAAGAAGGGGCGTTGCCGCCCCCTCTGTTGTTTAGTTGACAACGTACTCAATCACGAATGAAAGATCACCTGCCGCATCGAACAAAAGGCCGATGAAAAGGTAGCCACCTGGATCTGATGACTGCCCTGCATCTTCCCATATTCGTTGACCAAGCAGGTTGATGTTACGCGCTTCAAACGTGACATCAGTACCAACACCACCTACAGCACCGCGTAGGTCAGTGATTGCAGATGCGTAAGCATCATCATCAAGCGCGGTAAATGTACCGTCACTCTCTGAATAAATGCCAACATCGCAAGTGTTGGTTGTGCCAGAGTCGAGGTCATCATTGAAAAGTTTGATGCTCACGATCCCTGCGTTTGAAGGAATAGGTGCAAGCATCACTGTGTCTGTTGCTGAAAGATCTCCAGCAGCCAGTGCGATTGTACCCATTGCAACCCGCTTAGTGCCATGCAGAGTCCTAGATGGTGATGCCACCTGGGGCAGTGCTAGCAAGTTGGATACGAGAGTCGTATTTACATTAGCCATTTTCTACTCCTCTCTTAGTCTGGGGTTTCATCACAGAAGATTTGAACAACCTTTGACTCTTCCATGCGCACCGCTCCGATGCTCATGCAATAGTAAACTTGGGTTGCATATCCCTTGTCAGCACGTTCATCAATGCGTGCAGCAATGTCTTTACCGACACCAAGGGTCAAACCATCCTCAGCCCATGCAAAGCATGTTCTGATGTCGTTGCTGTCTACAGACAACCTATTGGTCATGATGAACTGGAAGCCCATAAAGGTATCCACATCACCCTGTACCAGAGCTTTGACTGTGTTGAAATCCGAGCTAGTAACCTGTGTTGTGCCAAGCAAATCTTCAATCTGCTTTGGCCCTACAGCAATGTAGCGTGGGATTGATGGGTCAACATCATTGAGGTCCATCTTACGCTTTGCTTCTGTGAGCTTGGCGATAGTCAGGCCATCGTTTGATGAGGATGAACCAACAGAGTTGGCTGTTGCATCCAGTGTTGCACTGCCAGATCCAGTCTCACCAGTAGAGGCTGTGCCTGTAGCGGCAGTTATAATCACATCGTCCATCGCACGACCCATAGCAGCGGCTGCTGCCTGTGCATAAGATGATGTTGGATCAATAAGCATACGCACTTTGTCCTGATCGTCGATCAGATCTGCATACTCATAATCCGCTAGGGAAAGACGCCGCCTCGCATGAGGTGTGTCCATTTGTGGTGTATCGGCGTGACGGCTGCTACGCAGGGCAGCAGTTGCGACTCCGATTTGGTCTATGAAGGCATTTTTACCAACAACATTCTCAATTCGCACCGCATCACGCAGACGAGAACCCATCTGCTGTGATAGCATCTGCACGTTTGCAGAATACTGTTGCACAAATGCCGTAGTTACTTGAGTAGACATTAGCCTACCTCCTGTTCTACGTTGACATTTACACTAATCGCGGCGTGCTACCCTTTCGGACACTCCTAGCTTTTTTGCCAGCATCGGGCTTTCGTCTTTCCGAATTGTCAGCAGGACGGTCCTCACCGCTACCCTGCACGACCCACTTGTAATACTTTTCTGCAAGTTGGTCAGGTTCCATCATATCACGTTGTGTACCAAACTCAATGGCAATACGCAAACACTCTAACCGCAAATCTATTTCCTCTTGTTCAGTCATGTATTATGCTCATCAGTTCTGATACACGCGCAATGGCACGCTCACGCGCCACAACATTCTTTCTGTCTGTGTATTCTGGTGAACGCATGATTGCATCAACTTCTGCTTGTGCTTGTTGCCTTGTCATTACATTTGCCATAGCTGGCTCTGCAATAGAGTCCTCACTTGTCACTGTCTTTTTGAAATCGGCAATAGCAGCAAACACTTTGACAAACGCAGGATGATTGCCCACCTTTGTGCCGTCAGCTAGGTCCATCCCAAGCACGCCATCACCATCAAACTCTTTGATAGCTGACTGTGCAGCCTGTAACTTGGTATCATATGCTTGACCCCACTCTTGACGTAGCGATGCCTCTGTCTGCTCTGCCTGTTCCTTCATGGCAACCTGCATACCTTCAGCAGAGTTTGATGCTTCCGACAAATAGTAATTTAAAATACCAGTTGCTTGGTCTGGAGTAAGACGCAGAGCGTGTGCAGCTTCCTTAAATCTTGTTGTGTCATCTTCTGTAAGAATGTTGCCATCAGCTTGTATGGCATATCCGTCTGGCTGCTCTGGCCTACCCAAACGTCCAAAGATATTGTCCAAGTCCTCATCTGTGGGGTTTGCTGGCAGTGGCAGTTTATCAGTGCCGATCAAACGCTGTGCGTTTATGTATGAACGCGCCAGGTTTGGCACATCTTTGATTGGCGATAGGCTTGGGTGATCCCTCAGTTCTTCTGGAACCAAACTCAAGAAGTCGTTACCAGACCCGCCTTGTGCTACCTCTGCTGGTGTTTCCAGCGTTGGCAACTCAGGCTGGGCTACCTGTTCAGCTACTTGTTCTGACATTTATTCCTCTTTCATCATGTTGTGAATGTAAAGGACAACAGCACGTTTGCCCTCTTCGTAGGATGTGGCGTTTGTATCTCCAGCCACAAAACTTGAGGCATTGTAATTACAACGCATCTCAAGATCGTGTAAAAGTTTCTTGCCAGTCTCTGTGCTAAATGTATCAGAGTACATCTGGCGCAACTTCATCATCTCTTTGTTCATTTATTTACCATCCGTACAGCCTGTGCTGCTTGCGCTACATTAGATACATCCTCTGCATCTTGCTGACGTTGCATCTGTTCTGCTTCCATAGCTGCACGTTGCTGTCTTGTTTGCTCAATCTGTGCCTGCGGGAACAGCACTTCTTTTGGCACGCCAAGTGTATCAACAACATGATTGACCAAGCCATCTGGGTTGAGGTGGTCTCCAACAGGCAAGCTCTGTGAAAGCGGCAACAATATCTCCAAAGCCTTCATGGTGCTGTTGAGGCTGCTTGACTTTTGTGCGCGTGCAAGAGGCGATACATACTCAATATCAATATCTCTGCCCTGCAATGACTCTGGTGGTATCGCAAGCATCTCTTCGCGTAGCATCAAAGCAAATGTTCTGTCGATTAAAGGACGCAACATTTCATTCATCAGTCTGCCAAGCACAGGACCAATGACACGCATACGCTCCTCTTGCCTTTGCACAACTTCTGTTGCTGTCATGTTTGGTGTTGCTGCTGACAATATCTGGTCAACATAAAACGCAGAACGCACTGCGGCGCGTCTTTGCTCTTCCATCGACAACCCAATAGGTATGTTTGCACCTGTATTGAGTGGCGTAATGGTATCCCTTGTGCCACTTCTAAAGAAGTTCAAACCACCAGGTTGTGTGCGTACAGGCAGCATGAACCCATCATCTGGTACTAACAGAGGTGGATCAATCATCTTCTGTGCAGCCTGTATGATTGTCTTTGACATTAGGTTCAGCATCTTTACATCAGGCAGCGCAATCATGGCTGGTGATCTTCCCATCACCTCACCTGTGGCTTTCAAGAAACGTGGCACGATATACGGAAACTCCTCAAAGCCACTAATGCTTACAGGCATCTTTGTCTGCATACAGATGTAAACAGAAGCAAATGGCATGTTGAGATTGTCTACCTTTTGCGGATCTCTTTCTGTGCGCGGTAGCACAGCGTGCAACATAGTGACATCTTCATCAGGATTCTTTTGAAACTTCTTGGCAATAAACTCGCCAACATTCTCCAAGCCAAACCTTTGCACTGCTTGCCGCGCTGGTATCTTGTACTTACGGAAAACAGTATCAACCAGACCAAACTGGTTCTCTGCAATGTAAAACTCTGATATGTGGCGTGTGCTAAATCGTAGCTCACTGCCATCCATCTCGACAAACATGCAGCCTGTGCCAAACACAACCAGGTCTACATATAACTCATGCACCTCAGTCTCAAAGTTTGATTGATTGAAAGCGCGTATCATGCGCTTGCTACTATCCTCTAGCCACCGCTGTACATCATCGTTGCGCCCAATGTCTGGGTCTTTCATCGCAAGGTGAAACCAAGGCGTTGCACCACTCGTAAGCATGCCATGAAGGGATGCAGACAAAAGGTCTACAGCTTGCAGTGCAGTGCCATCAAAGATAAGCTCCATGCGCTTTTCGCCACGGCTGCGTTTGCGCACAATGTCTGCCTTTCTTGGCAGCATGTAATCGGCAAGTTCCTGGTAGTGTGTATCCCAGTTGCCTCTGCGCATTTCCATATAGTCATAGCGTGAGACTATTTCTTTGATGGCATCCATGATTTTATCCTAACAAGGTTGGTGTTTGTCCTGTAGCTGTGTCACCAAGTGCGCCAGCAACAATAGTTGAACCCCTGCCCTTACGTCTGCGCACTCTTGCGCCCATAGCCTCCTCTGCTCTTGCAGATGCACGCGCCATATCTGTTTGATCTGGCATAGCTGGTGGCTCTGGTGGTGGTGGTGGCGCGGGTATTCTTGGTGTTAAAAATGACATATCTATCCTCCGTATGAACTAGATGCACCGCGTAGCAAAATACCTTCTTCACCAAAACCAGCTTGACCAAACCTTGCAGCGCGTGTTCTGCGCCTATCTCTTGTGAAAGCTGTTCTGCCCCTTGTGGCAAGAGGCGCGTCATCTCTTTCTGGCGTTACCTCTGGTGTTATTTCTGGTGTGATGTCTGACCTTTGTGGCTCATCTCTGCCTGTTGGCGAAACAGAAGGCGCAGCAGGCGGCGCAACGCTGAAGGTTCCTGACTCTCCCTTCGCACCAACAACTCTACCACTTGAGTCAGTAATTGGCTCACCACCTTCTATGATTTTATCAAGAATTGTTTTTGCTGATCTTTGACCTATAACATTTAAAACATTGAGTGCTGCGCTACCAACACCTGGCACTGACACCCTGCCTGCTGGTAACTGTCCAATGTTTGTGCGTGTTGCCAAATCCCCAAGTTGCTCTTTTGATATATCTGTTCTGCCAGCTAGTCTTGCCGATGCCACTTGCCCAAAGCCACTTGAACCAATCGTTGCCAAAACATCTCCTGGTGCAAGACCGCGTTGCGGCGCACGCATACGTCTTTCTTCCGCAGTTAAGTTCATTCCCCCAACTGGATTTCTGCCACGTTGCTGCTGTTCTCTTACCATTGCCTGTGCGGCATCATCTCGAAAGCGTTGCCCTTGTGTGCGCCTTGGTGCGCCAGTAGACCTTATAGGTTGTGTGCCGCCTATGTTCGTAGCACCACCGCTTGTGCCTGATCCTCCACTACCCATTATGGATCTCCTTCAGTTTGTACCAGCCTATCTTGCCTGTCTCAGTGCGCAACCATAACGCTTTGTCATGACCGCTTTGCACCAGATGATCTCGTATGTGTCGCATTATACGCGCTATGCTACTCTTTCCTTGCAAACAAATAAAGTCTACTATCCAAACTGTATCTCCCCCGCCATCAAACCCATCCACAGGAAACTTATTTTCTAGCAGGTAATCTTGCACTTGCCACTCGTTTGGAAATCCCCAAGTTGCAAAGCCCTCATCCATCAGCACATACTGATCTAGGCGCATCGGTTGCTCTACAAAGTTCTCAAACTCTTCCTCCCCCCACCACTGGTGGTACTCGCTACTCTCTACCAACTCAAGTATATGTTCTCTTTCGTCCATCATAGCGTGAATGGGTTGTATTCGTTCATCGCCATTTTCTGCGGAGGGCGAAGCACAGCTTGTCTATTCTCCAACCCAACAGCCAGATACCTAAACGCATCCGCAGAGTGACTCGTGTAATCATGCCTTGGATGATCTCTGAAAACTTTTTTGCGTTCGTCCCACTCTTGCCTATACTGTCGTAACATCTCCAAGCCATCGTATGTTTTCTCCCTGTCAAAGAAACATTTGGGCAGCATCATGCGTGCAGCGTTGATACCGTCTGCTATCTTCATCTTCGGAATAACACGAAAGCGTATGCCAAGACTGAACGCAGTCTCTAGCCTAGACTTGCCAGAACCAAGCTCTCTTACTTCAATGTCGTGCGGAGCAAGGTGATCGCCGTAGTGGTAATCTTTCTGACGTAATACTTCAGCGTAGTGATCCAGCCCAACACCGCTGTTTTCATAGTAGTCAATAACATTAATCGAGCCGCCTCTAAATACTTGCGCAAACCAAATAGCTGTTGAGTCGTTTATACCCAGATCCCATGCGGTATGCACAGGATAAGCAGGGTCATATGGAACCCTAGTAACCCTTCCGTTATCATCGGCATCAGAAAGCAGCTTTCCATAATAGGCACCTATGATAGCAGCGGTAAACGAACATTCATACTCTTGCTCGTATTGCTCTGGCGTCATCTGCGCCCTAGCCGCCTCTAGCTCTTCTTTCTTTACAAGTTCACTCTCAGATGCCTTGACTACCTTCCAGTACCATTGCTCAGAACCTTCTTGCTCCTCTGACTTGGCCTGTTCCAATAGATCAAAAAAATGATTATGCCCTGCTGGGGTGCCTAGAAATACAGCCGCACCTTCCCTATCAGACAGGGCAGGACGTACAACCTCCCCCCACACCCTGGGATTTTGCATGCCAAACTCATCGAATACACATAGATCAAGATAGATACCTCTCAGACTGTCTGGGTTCTCCGCTGACAATAACATCAGCCTGCCACCATTTGGAAAGTCTACACGCAACTCAGTCTCATTGAAACTAACAGCAGGTATTACAGAAGCATAATACTTTACATAATCCCAAGCTATGCGCTTGGCCTGCGTAAAAGTAGGTGCAACAAAAGCAACTCTTGGCCTAGGTAACTCACAAGTCAAAGCGTGTCTAATGAGATGATTGACTGCCCAGACCGTCTTACCAAAACGTCTGTGCATTACCAGCACATTCCAACGCTTCACACTCTTGTGCATTTCTGCTTGTAAGGATCTAGGCTTGTAAGGGATCTTTACCTGCATCACCCTTCCCACATAATCTTCACACCACCGTCAGTAACTTCTACACCAGCACGGTTCTTGCTATCACCATACTGGTCTGGCATAACCTTGCCCACCTTCCAACGTACATGTAAAGCATAATCCCTTAGAACATTAGGATCATAGTTCTTCTCACCACTCAACTGATGCTGATACATAGCCTCAACATCCTCTAGTGCCTTCTCAGCACTCTGCTGTTGAGCAGTCTTGATAGCATTACTAATCTCAGGATCACTGCCCATCCTTGTATACAAAGCAGACCTAGATACACGGTTACGCTCACATGCCTTCACAAGCGTATAACCCTGCATCACATCAGATGCC